CGGAAACGTCGATACCTGACGGATCACCATTTCCGCCCAATCCTTGTCAGGCGCATACACCATACCCTCGGCGAAGATGTGTTGTACAGAGTAAAGACGCGACACCTTGTCGATCGACTTGGGGTCAATCAGGTGGACCGCCCATGGCTCGTGCCCGAACAAGCGCCGCAGCTCCTGCGCCACGCTAATGCCCGACGCCTTGTTTTCCACCAGCAACCGGTCGACCTTCAAGTCCTTGCATGTCTTGGCCGCTTTCTTGACCAGCTCGTGCAGGCCAAGCCGCTCCTGCCACGCGAACATCATGATCAGCCGCGGCACCGGCAGCATCGAGCTATCATAATTTAGTTCTACGTCTTTAGGCCGGCCATAGCGATCAACCATGCGTGTCGCACGCTGCTCGTTGATGAAGCTGGAGACGCCCCACACCGTCATGGCCGAGTAGTCGTTTTCCTCTTTCTCGGTGTAAGCGGTGTCCAGGCTGGCGACGATGAAATCGATCGGCGGGTACTCGCGCCCAGACCACAAGCGCCACCATGCGTCCTTGATAATGCCGCCGCCACGCGGCACGGGACATTGTTCGAATTGCCCGGCCGTAGCATAGGGTCCAAGTATTTTTGAATCGCGCTCAACCACGTCGGCCGGGAACCGCTCGGGGAACAGCAGCTCGCCGCGTTCAGTCCGAGGGTCCACTAAGCCTAGCTTAGTCGGAATACAACGATCAGGATCAAAGTGCATTGGAAGCATAATATGATCGTAACCAAGGTGGCGATCCAATATCTGACCGGAAATATCATCCTCGTGTAAGCGCTGCATGACCACTACTATGGCGCTACTTATGGGATTGTTGAGTCGAGTTGGCAAAGCTTCGTTAAACCACGTGTTAGCTGAAGTGCGTGTTGCATCGGAGTTAGCGCCGTCAACAGAATTTAAATCATCGAGTAAGCAACGGTCGGCGCGCGCGCCAGTGATCGAGCCGGTGGCGATGGCGTGCCGCCAGCCACCCGCCGTGTTCTCGAATTTCTTCTTGCTGTTCTGGTCGCCCGTCAGGATAACGCGATCGCCCCAGTGACCTTGGTACCAGTCACTCTCGATCAGCCGGCGCATGCGCAAATTATCGCGCAGCGCCACGTCCTCGAAACTGTGCGACGCGCAGATATAGCGCAGGTGCGGCATGTTACGCGGACCCCACTCCCACGCCGGAAAAAATACAGATACGATCATCGAATTGTGGACGATAAGCCCATCGATGGTGAACGACGCGTCCTCGTCGACTGTCAAGCACCTGCACTCGCCAAAACCAGCGTCTTCTAGCGAGTTGACTGCGTCCTCATAGGCGTGCGGATCAAAACGATCAAAGAACGCCTGCGCCGCTATCAAACGCTTGCGATTCATGAGTCCCGGCAGCTTGGCTATCTTGGCGACTTCTCCACGTTCTGAGGTCTGTATGTCGAAATACACGTAAACCCCTCCTGGCTGAGACGCAGTTTCCAGACGCGCTTCTCTACGGCGTACTCTGGCTTTGATGTTCAGGGCCATGAGAGCCCTGTGGACGTCATGCGCCAGCCCTTCGCTGACTGTCGTGGCCGACGCCAGCATGCTGGTCTTTTTGCCATCGTGGCGCACGCCGACCGTGCCATCGCAAGACCAGTAGGCTCCGAGAAAGTTGCCTATCGCTTCTGGCCCCGAACGAAAAACGCCCTCGGGAATCCTCTTGGTGTACGAGTTGCTGCGGTATAGGTCGTGTGAACGCAGCCAGTCCAGCACGGGCGGTTCAAACCCAGGCGCGACCTGCGTTTCGCTAGACTTCAAAACGATCTTTGAGGCCTGCACCCTTTTGTTTGAGTGCGGCGCCTCATACGCGTAAAAGCCACAAATAGTGGCGCACTGAATAAAATCGTCGATCGCATCACGATCCATGTTCACAAAAGCAAGCGACCGTTGCGAAATGCAGCCGTCGCCGACTAGGTAGCCAAGCAGACGCGCTTCCTCGGGCCTCATGGACCTATCGCCAAAGTCCTCGGTTCTGTGTGGCGCGCCGACGTAATCTTGCAGTGTCAGGTCCCCCGCGCTGACCCACCCACGCGGCGTCAGGAACGGATGATCAAAAGCCGTGCGCACGTTGCGACCGCTGAAAGTCCCCACCTGGATCGTCGGAAGCGCGCCTTGCTCGTGAACTGCCGTCACGCTCCGGAAACGCCCCCTATGCGTCAGCACGCGGTCGCCAACGCAGATATCCCCCAGGCGCACGAAACCACAGTCTGTGAAGACCATCTCGTCCACATGGACTGGTTTGGAAAATCCAGGTGGCACGTTGATCAGCAGGCGGTTGTAGACTTCCCCATCGGCCGTCTCGCCGTCGCTGATCGCCTCCAAATGCGTTCCGATGAAATCCGCGTGCCAGTTATGCACGTAAGGCTGACCGGGCTCCAGCACTGGCCACGCGCGTTTGACGAACTCGATAAAGCTCTGCTCACAGGCCTCCTTGTCCAGAGCCTTGAGCATCGCCGCCGGGTCAATGCGGTGCGGAAGCGTGACTGTGAGCTTGGTCACGGGTCAAAATCCTCCCGGCGCAAATTGTCCTGCCGCTCGCTGATCTTGGCGAGCGTCTCCAGCGAACCGGCGATGCTAGCGAGCAGTTTCACGACCACCTTGACAATGGCGAGCGCCGTGAGAGCCGCGCTCCTCGTATCATCGGAATCGATCGTGTCCTCCAGTATATTAAACAATTGCTCAGTATCTTGCTCACGTATCGTCATCGTCCTCATCCTCTGGTGTCACGTCGATCATCTTGACGAACGCGCGCTCGGCGGCGTGGATCTCGTCCAGGCTCATGTGCGAGACGTCAATCGTGTTGGTGCTCTTGACCTCGACAGTGGCGTTGGTGTCGACGGTCTTGTGCTCACCCCAGGCGCGGCGGTTCATCTTGGAAGCCAGCCACTGGTGGGCGTGAATGATGACCTTGCGCTCGTCGGGATCGAGCGACCGATCATATGCCACGGGTAGAATGTCGTTGGCGAGCTTCTCGGCGCGCAGGTCGCGCGCGATCTCATAGGCCTCTTTGAACTCGGGGTTCTCGACCAGCCAGTAATAGAGCTGGCGGTGGCTGGGCGCCCAAATCTCCTCGATGGCAATCCGCTCCAGCGTGCGGCCGCTGGCCACCTCGTCGCAGACGCGCTCGGCCACCTCGACCGTGTACCGGCCCACCCACGGCAGCTTGTACGGCGCGGGGGCGCGCCGCTCGGAATGGACTGTAAAGAGGGCCGGCAGGTTATCGGTCAGCGTCTTTTCTCCATCGTCATCCCATATGCGATCAAAAGACCAAGTACGGCGGGCCACCCCCACATCAAGAGCATAAAGAGAACAAAAATTATGGCTCCAATCGTTTCCATATCCGTTACCTCCTGCCTTCAAAGAGGGGAGCGAGGCACCAAATCGCGATGCAAATCAGTATGATCATGTGCATGTCAGTCTCCTTGTGTGAATTATACAGCCGTCAGTCGGCCAGTTCCAGCGATCTTATGAGGCACGCCCGAGCTATCGTCGCACACTGCGCGGCCTCTTTCTGGTGCGCCAGCATATCCGCCACCAGCACATTCCGCCCCAACGAGTCGCCGGCATGTGACAGAGCAAACCAGTCCGCCGCCACGCGCCTGTGCGCCACCGCGGACATCTGCTGATACGCCACAGCGCGAAACTCAAACCATCGCCGCAAAGCCCCTATCCTGTTCATGCGAGCCTCCTGTTGTCTCGTGCTACGCAATCGGCAGCACCGTTGGAGTGACTGTCTCACAGCGCAGCTCAAAACCACACCGGTTCTCCAGCTTGGGTAGCGAGAACACCCGAAAGCCGGGCTTCCCATACTCAGAGAACTTTTCAAGCCCGACTTCTTTCTTAAGCTCGTTGGCCAATTGCGCGGCGGCTTTGCGCGCCTCGTGGTAGTCCCGATGAAAGCTGGACATTGGTCTCTCCTGTTCGATGTCCTCAATATGGGGCAATCGTATGCGCTTGTCAATGAACATCGAGCAGCACTCTATTTTCTGGCGCGGAATTATCTGCGGTCCAGGTGGCGCGAAAATAAGCCGCCGCTTTTTCCATCTCTTTCCCAGCTTCATTTGAGTGATCCATCAGCAGTTTCTGAATCATCGCGATAGTTTCGGCTTTTGTGAGTATGGAAAGCATAGCCACGGACAATGGGCACACACAGTTCCGATTACGAATTAAATCAAAAATCTGATCGAGGTGTTGCAACCGCATGCGGTCTTCGTCACCGATAGCGGTAAAATGATACCCATGAACCCAACCACCTAGAACTTGCACGCTAATTAGCGCATGGGATAACTTTTTTCCTTTGCCAATAAAATACGCACTTCCTGTGATATTAGCCATTTTTAGCTCCTTTTAGTATTACGCTCGCGCACGCAGGCGCGCTATATTTTCGTATGCGTGTGTCAGGTGCTAGCGCGCGGTTATCTTGCATAATCTGCTCAACGAATCAAAGCTCGGACCCAAGCCCGTAGAACCAGCCGCTATCGCCAGGACGCATTTTGGGCACCTCGCCAGCGACCAGCCAGCAATCGCCGAGCGTGCGCGCAAAAGCAATGCCCGGGCTGTGCGGCGGCTTGAACAAGCCGTCACACCGCGTCCAGAGCACGCAGAACGCGTCCACGGCGTACCAGCCTTCGTTTTCCAGGATCTGCCAATTCAGACCATAGCGTTCCGCCACCTTGTCGTATGCGCTAAAACACACCGCATACGGCTGTGACACGATAGCGGTCGCGCGACGATTACGAGGGCCGCCACCACGGTAATACGTTGCATGATCAAAAACCGGGTACTTGACCGTGTAGTCGTTGTGCAGGTGCACGCCACCGGCGCCGAGCGTCTTCAAGCCAAACTTTTTCTTAGTGACTGCCCACCCACACGCAGCGCCAAATTCTTCGGCGCACATGCGATCAGCTGCCTGAGACGCCCGCCGCCAGCGACTTTTACCTAACCCTTTAGAATCACCTCCCCAACTATCATACAACTCTCTTATTAGCCGCTCACGGCGCTCATG